GCTCACGATCGCGACCAGGGCACTAATGGAGGACCAGCCCGTGGTGTCGGGCAGACCGCTGCCCATAATGGGTTTGGTGAGTCTGACAATAAATGTGACGCCGTCCTTGGAGCACCTGAACGTTCCGTAGGAATTGTCGCTGAGCGTGGCCACAACTTCGACGCTGAAGCCGAGTAACATGCAATACACCCGAAATCTTCCCTCCACCAGCATAACTGGTGAATGTGTGATGTCAAAGCTGCTGTAGTCGCACTCTTCCACGTAGTTCTCTCTTCCGTCTGCGTGGGCAAGTAGGGAATCGTCTCCTTGAACTATGACGTGGTTCACTCCTGATATGGGGGCGCACGCTGCGCGTCTCCCCCATTCGGTCAAGTGCGAACTGTCGAGGCCGGACGCGTATTGGAATCTCCAATCTTCGTCAAAGGCCCTGAACGTCACTCCGGATATCGCCTTCAGGAACTCATGGAGATGTATAGCCGCTTCTTTTGTCACGACTTGCACCTTGGTGTCCACGTTGCTGATGGCTCTGGTTTTGACTGCCCACTGATCTCCGAACGCTGAAAGTTTGATGGTCTCTCTAAACTTGCCTATGTATTCGTTACGCATGTGCATGTTTCCGAGCTCGTCGACATGCCTAATGGCCTCGATGAAGGCGTTTCTCTGTTTGGTCTCCATGGAAGCCAAGATCGCTGTCCTGCTTTTTATGGGTATGTCGATTCTGGATATGTCCACCAACACCTCTTCAAGCGCCATCAGCCATCTCTCTCCGCATTCCTCGGTTGACCAGTCCTTGTCCCGGACGACCTTGGTAACGCGGTAGGCAAGGCACGCTAGTACATTGGCTGCGCATGGCGCTGGCTTGTATAAGATGCCGTTGTTACCGATGATTGGTCTGAAGCCTCCGGGCTTCACGTCGAGAGCGCAGACCTGTTCTGGGCTGATCTCCGAGCCGTTGAAGTACATTGTTATCGCACTGACGTCCGTCGGCACCACTCTGTTTACCGAGTGTGGAATGTGGTCGGTAACGTGTAGGGCGTGGCTTCCGGTCGAGGCGAAGATCGGCATTTCTACCATGTCCGTGTTTTGGACGTCTTCCCTGTATGCGATAAACTCATCGAAAGTGCGAGTGGCGCTTTTCTTGGCGTATAGGTACGCAACGTACGCGCCGAC